CATGATTGCCACGGTCCAGCGGTCAGGAAGTCCCAGTTACAGCGGGCGTATGGGATAACGCCAGAAGACTACGATGAGATGTATGAGGCGCAGTGTGGATGTTGTGTTATATGTGGGGACCACCAGTCTACCCTGACTGCGATCCTCCATGTGGATCACAACCATGAAACAGGTAAGGTCCGTGGGTTACTGTGCCGCTTCTGCAACCTGCTCGAAGGTTTCATAAAGGACAGGCCACAAGTGTTGGACCGCCTGCGGGATTACAAGGCGAATGACGGTTACACCTTGGAGGAGCTGAGAGCTTTACGAGCTCGCGGTTACTTTAACAACCCAAGAGAAGAAGAACACAGTAGAGCTAGGTAGTGGATGTGAGATTGTGGATGTGTTGTGGATGTGAGATTGTGGATGTATAAGGATTACACACACTCACACGCCGGCGGCGGCTGATTTAGCCCCCAAAACCCACCAAATCCACCACTTCAGCACCACACCAGGCACCACACCGGCTGTAAGTCATTGATTTCACTGGGGCATCACCACCTTGACTAAGTGGAGACCCCCCCCGACCCCTTTTTATTTTTTTATGAAAACGTGAATATCCTCCCCACTCACCGGGGGTCAAATCCACATCCATAACCAACCACTAATATGCTCACATCCAAACAAAACGCCTTCATCACCAACTACATCAAATTCGGTGATGCTAATCGCGCTGCAATCCTTGCCGGCTACCCAGAAAGGAGTGCCAAATCCAAAGGCTCACAACTCCGAAAGCAGTTCCAGTCAGAGATAAAAGCCCGGACAGAGCTGAAGATGATGGATGGCGCACAGATGGCCCTGGACACCCTGTTGAAACTCGCAGAGCAGTCCACATCCGACACCGTGAAACTAGCCGCAGCCAAGGACATTCTGGATAGATCAGGCTACCAGGCAGTACAGAGGGTGGAACAGACCCACATTGAGCAATCCTCCACCGCTGACCTGGAAAGGGAGTTAAAGGCTCTTTTGGGGGAAGAAGAGGCGCCAGCGGAAGTTCCCAGTACCTTAAATTAAACGTGGCCGACCTCGTTCGTAAGGTAGAGATTGCTAGAGAACTGAAAAAAAGAGAGCGGCTGAACAAGCTCGACACATACGACCCTTATCCCTTCCAGGAGCGATTTCACTCCTCCGGGAGAGAGTGCAACCAGCGACTTTTAATGGCAGGTAACCGGGTAGGTAAATCGATGGCGGGCGCAATCGAGATTTCATACGCAACAACGGGCAGGTATCCAAAAAATTGGTCTGGACGACGGTTTAACGGCCCCATTGTCGCCTGGGCCTGTGGTGTGTCTAACGAAACCACCAGGGATATTGTCCAGGCAGAACTCCTGGGAGCCCCGGAGGACCCTGCAGCTCTCGGGACCGGCTGGATACCCCGCGATTGCATCGTCACCACCGAGCGCAAGCCCGGTGTGCCAAACGCTAAATCCCTGGCGCTGATAAAACACATCTCCGGGGGTAACTCCACCCTCCAGTTTAAAAGTTACGAGATGGGGGTGGAGAAATTCATGGGCAGGGCAGTGTCGGCAATCTGGTTGGATGAGGAGCCCAGTAGGGATCTCTACAGCCAGTGTGTAACCCGGACGCTCTCGACAAAGGGGATGACCTTTCTCACCTTCACCCCTGAGAGCGGAATGACGGAAACCGTCCATGCGTTTCTGAACAACCTCCAACCAGGACAGTCGCTCACCACCGCCGCATGGGATGACGCATCTGAGAAGATACGTAGCAAGGCGGGGAAACCAGGCCATCTCACCCAGTCGGTTATGGAGCAGATCCTCTCCGCTTACTCACCCCACGAAAGGGAGATGCGGAGATACGGCCGACCCGCTATCGGCTCCGGTCTGGTCTTCCCAGTGGATGAGTCCAAGCTGATGGTCGAGCCCTTCACCATCCCGGATGAGTGGCCGAGGGTAGCGGGGATAGACTTCGGGTTTGACCACAAAACCGCTGTAGTCTATTTAGCTCACGATCGGGAAGAGGATGTGGTCTACGTCTACGATGTCTACGCCCTCGCCAAAGCAGCACCTCACATCCACGCCGCTGCGATGAAAACCCGGCCGACATTCATCCCCGTCATATGGCCGCATGACGGCCACCGCAGGGACGCTATGGGCAACCCCGGTCTTGCAGACCAGTACCGAAACCTCGGATGCAATATGCACTTCTCCCATTTTGAAAATCCACCCGCACCAGGGGAAAAGAAAGGGGGGAACTCCATCGAGACAGGCATCATGGAGATGTTGCAGCGGATGGAAAACGACAAGTTTAAGGTCTTCTCCACATTGGGGGAGTGGTGGCAGGAGTTTCGGATTTATCACCGCAAGGAGGGCCGGGTGGTCGACCGGAATGATGACATCATGGCAGCTACCCGCTACGGTGCGCTGTCACTCCGTTTCGCAGTATCCGGGAAGGACGACAGGTGGGACCAGGATATAAAGTACCCCAAGCTGGGGATTGTATAGATGGCAATGCCTGGTCTGGAAGGGTTACTGGAGTACGCCAAAACACTACCAGAACTCCTAAGACAACAGTTCCTGGCCGGTATCGGCGCTTTTGCAGAAAACAAAATGCCTATATCCACGGGCGGTTCTCAAGTCCTTGGGGCGCTCAATCCCTTCGCCCAGGTGGCTCAGGACGCAGCAGTACAGGCCGGTGGCCTTATAGCGCCACAGGTGAATGCGCTAAGTCAGACAATTTCACAAGGGTCTGAGAACCTGGGATTAGGCCCGCTGTCCATACCGGAAGTGACGGACGAGCAGTTAGCCCCGTTTCTGATGTTGGGCATGGGTGGGCGTAACAAGATGGGCTTTTATTCGCCATCAGGTAAAGCGCTTACGACAGCCCCAGGTAAAGGCCAACCTGGACAATACCTGGCACACCTAAAAAAGGAACCCGGTGCAACCAAAGAGGCGAAGGAAACAGGGCTGTTACAGGCGTTAGAACAAGCCCCCGGTACGCTGACGAAGGAAGAAGTGGTTTCAATGTGGAACCCGATAGAGCTGGATGAGACTGTTAGAAGTGGGTCGTCTGAACCGCAAATGGGGGCAGGAGGGACATATCACCATCCTGACCGAACAACCGCAACCAAATACGCCCACGAAGAATCCCTAAACCTCCCAGGCGGCAGTAACCCGAAAGAGATTCTGGTGCAGTTGCCGACACAGGAAGATAGTGCTCCGTTATTTACAGAATGGATGAAAAGTAAGGGCTACGATCCTGCATACCGCACAAATTACGTTCGGGAATATCAAAGAGAGTATCCACCCAAAGATGTTACCGAATACACCGGAGGCCACTGGGATGAACCCAACGTACTCGCCCACATCCGCACAAACGAGCGCGATGTCGGTGGTAAGAAAGCACTACACATAGAAGAGATCCAATCGGATTGGCATCAGACAGGGCAGAAGCACGGGTATCAAAATACAGAACCGACTTTATTGCAAGCAAAAAAATATTTTGGCATTCCTGATGATATATGGGCGAGACTGCCACCAGTTAGACAACAGTGGTATGTTGATGAAATTATTGAAACGGTGGGTTGGGGAGACGTCCCAGACGCACCATTCAAAAAGAACTGGCATGAACTCGCGTTTAAACGTGCGCTGATGGAAGGGATAAACGACCCCTCTATAGAACGCCTCACCTGGACAACGGGTGCGGTGCAAGCTGATCGGTATGATTTATCTAAGTACATTGATGAGATTGAAGTGAAGCCGAGTGGTGATAACTGGCATCTCGTTGTCAAGTATAAGGAAGGAAGTAGTGGAGCGCTTGGGTTCGGGGGTGGGGCTGGTGTAGAGAATTTACCGAACATTCCTCGTGATGAAAGTTCACCCAGTGAGTACGGAAAACTAGCAGATTATGTCGGTAAAGAAATGGCCGACAAGATAGTCAACGACGCTGATGGCACTACAAAAACATACTCCGGCCTCGACCTGGAAGTCGGCGGCGAGTACCACAAACAACTCTACGACGGAAAGATCACCAAGTTCGCTCAGAAGTTCCTGAAGAAGTACGGGGTGGAGCCGGAGCGGATACAAGGAAAGGAGTATTGGGAAATCTTTGATATTCAGACAGGAAAGTTTGTGAACTTCTTCGATACTGAGGAAGAGGCAAAACGCCATGTCGAATGGGTTAATGAGGCTACTCCAGGTTATCCAAAGGACTATCGTTCTCGTATTAAAAACAATGAAGACCTCTGGAAAATCAACATCACACCCGAAATGA